GCGCTTTCGGCTCGACGACGCGCCGCCCCTGGTTATCGACCTTCCACGTCGGGGCCATCGCCTGTCTGCGTAGCTCGCGCTGGGCCGAGGCTGACAGGTGGGCGAACGAGAGCCGGTTGTGGCGCGCCATATCAGCCGTGACGAACCACAGTTCCGAGCGCCGGTTCGGGTAGCCGTCGGCCTCGACAGCATTCGTCCCCGCCCCAACCGGCACGGCGTTGAACCCCTCGGCCCGCAGGATGTCAGTTACCCCACCACCAACGCCGTCGTCGTCAACCTTGATCTGTATCCGACGACCATCAACAGCGCAGCGTTGCCCGTACTCGCGCGCCAGCGCCATCAGTGCCCCGGATGTCTCCACCAGGCTCCAGCCGTTGTGCGACTCGTGATGCAGGCTCACGCCGCCGCGCCGGACATGCATGACGGTATCGTCGTCGCCGTAGCGGGCGATGTCCGCGCCAATCTCGCACGGCACGTCCTGCGGCTCGGGCAGTTCCGATGTCGTCGCCGCCATGAACGCCGCCTCGGACCAGACGCTATTGAGCGACTGCGACGGCCAACGTCCCAGCACACGGCTCTCGAACAACGGACCCGGTCGATACCATGTGCCGGAGCCAGGTGGCCACTGGATGTCCTCTGCCGTCGCGTCAGCGGCACTGATCCGCGTACACCAGGCCCGTTCCCCGTCTACGCGTTCATTCACCCATGCGATGTCGATCGCCTTGGGGAACGGCTTCGGCAGTCCAGCCAGTTGGGCGGCGATGTTGGGATGGTCGAGTGCTGAGATGACAATGACCTCAGCATCGCCGGACATCTCGTAGTCGTAGGCCGGCGAGGCCGTGTCGGTCGGGTTGTAAATCATTAGCGCGCGGTTGCCCTCGCCACTGGTCAACATCGCGTCTGCGCCCTCCCAGAACTCGGACGCGATCCCGACCGCCTCATCGAAGATGATGAACAGCCGTTCCTCGTGCGTGCCCTGGAAGGCGTTGACATCGCGCGCCGTGAAGCCGACCGCGTAATGGTCCGGACCTGATTCCATCCGTGGTGCCTTCGGCATCAGCCCCGGTCGTCCTGCCCGTTGGACGCGCACCTCTTTCCAGAGCAGGTCGTTCACCTGCCGGTCAGTCGGTGCGGTCGTGATGGTGATGCCTGGGTCAAAACAATCGTACCACCAGTTCACGAGACCGCCGGAGACCATCGTCTTGCCAACTGAGTGCGACGCCCGCACCATCACCCGCTGATGCTGTGTCACGGCCGCTGCGACGCGTTGCTGGTCCGGGGTAAGTGTGACTCCCAGCACGTCGGTTGCGTAGCCCACGGCGTCCCCAGCGAAGCGTGCATAGGGGTTGCTGGCGATGTGTGCCTGCTGGCGTTGACGACGGGCGTGCTCGATTCGGTCAGCCACCGGCCAGAGGTGTGTCATCGTCACCGATGGTGGCAACACGTTACTCACCATCCCCGCCGACTGCCGCCGCGATCGCCGTCAGGTCGAGCTTCACGCCGTCGGTCTCCGACTGTGCGTATTTGAGCCAGTCGAGGATGTCCTTGTCCGAGATGATGAACTCGATATCGTCACCAACACGCGAGCGCACGATTCGCTTGGCAATCCGCAACCGTTCAGCGCGACTGGCGATTCCCATCATGAGCGTGAGCCGGTCAACTTCGGCACTGAACTCCGGCGCTGCGAGCCAGTTGTAGAGCGTGCGTTCGGGGATGGCGTACTCGCGCGCAACCGAGCGTCGCGTTGTGCCATCGGCAAGCGCAATTGCGGCATCTGTCTTTTGTCGTGTCCATTTGAAATCTGCCATTGCAGTGCCACCCATCGAAAACGAAAGCGAGCCTGAGAACGTCTGTCTCGGCTCGCTAGGGGCGCTGTTCACATTTAGTTATGGTCAACATGATAACACCTACGCCGCTGGCCGCTGCTCTCCATCTACGATCTCATTCCAGGATCCGCAGCGCTCGCAACGCCGACGATGGTACGCAGCCGGTAGCAGGTATTCGCCAATCACCCGCTCGCACTTCCAGCAGCGCCAGACCAGCACGGCCCGCCGCGCCACCATCGCCAGCATCACGCGCCCCGCTCCTGTCGCCATGCCTGCCACAGCCGGGCCGCGTAGCGCACGTCAGCACACGGCCACAGCTCGCCGCAACGGCAGCAGCGGCCAGTGTCAGCGACGTTGCGGTGCTGCGCCGCATCGTCGAGGACCACATGCACGCGGTGGGCTTGCGGGTCGTCAGGCTTCGCGTCCTGCGCCATCGTCAGCATGTCAGACCCTCGCGTTCTTCCGATACCGTGTCACCCATGCGCGGATCTCTGCTGATGCCGCCTTCTCAATCGCCAGCGCCGGATGGGGTATCGGGTTGCCTTTATCCCCGGCGATGATGATCCCCTCGCTGTCAATACGCTGTTGTGCATCGCGCTGGCGCGCAATCGCCACGGCGTACGCTTCCAGTGCCGGGCCTTCAATCCCATCCACCGCGCCGTTCCCCATCTTCGCCGTGATCTCGGACCAGGCTTGTTGCGCCGCTGGCGACAGGTGTGCTGGTGGTGTCATGGTCCGGTCCTCACGATCGTCCCCATCTCGATGGTCTTCGCATGAAACGATTCCATCCCGGCCAGCTCCGGGGTTGACCGCGCGCCATCCAGCCCCGGTGTCTCGTCGGCGAATATCTCGTCAATCACCGACACGTACCAGCCACACAGCTCCGCATCGTCCACGACCTGGAGGTATTCCAGACGCGGGTTCTCATTCAGGTTCATGGATGTCCGCATGACCACCTTCCATTCGTCGTTGACCACCAGGACGAATTTCGCGTGCACCCGTGTCGTTCGGATAGCCGCCGGGCCGAACAGGTCGAGGCATATGCGCGCATACTCCGGTTGCCGCGTCAGGAAGCTGCGATCAACGAGCATCCGCAGCCCGGTGATTCGTTCATCATGCAGATGTTTGGCCGTGCGGGTCAGATCGGCCGCCGCCGCCGTCCAGGTGCTGATCGACACCTCTGCGGGGCCGGTGATATCCAGCACCGCCTCGACCGCATCCATGATCGAGAACTGCCCGAAGGTCAGAATATCCACCTCGATCCCGCGCCCGAACGCTGAGAGCGTCTCGCGTGCATTGGCCGTTTTGGATAGCCGCTGCCGTCGCTTCGGTGCAGGCCGTGCATGTGCCATCGCCGGATGTCCTTTCGCCATCATTCAGCCTCACCCGCTGCTACGCTGTCCGTGGGTGTGTCTGCGACGGCATTGAACAATCTCAGCAGCACAACCTCGACAACGATGTTGGACGTATCGAACTTGCCATGGTCGAAGGCTTGCTTTACCTCCTGCGCCGCCTCCAGCAACGACGCCAGCTCATCTGTCAGGTGGCGGTTCTCAGCGGCCAGCCGCTCGATGGTTCGCAGCAAGCCTTGCGCTGTGTCAGACCATTTCTGGTTTGCATCGTCAAACGCGGCGGTCAGGCGTTCGACTTCTCTGGCTAACTCCCGGCTCTCGGCTGCCAGCGCCCAATACGCTGCCCAGAGGCTCCGGCCAGCCTCAGATTCGGCGAGCGCTTGCGGGATCACCGCCTGCACGTCGTCAGCGTGTGTCATTGTCAGTCCCATCTCCACGAGTTTGGACGATCGTTGATGGCTATGCCCCAGAAGAGCAGCAGCACACCAATGACCAATAGCCCAAACAGCGGACGAACCAGCCAGCCGATCACGAGCGCTATCACCGCAATACCGACAATCATCATGCATATGCCGACCTGTGCTGGCCTCATCCGTTGTGCTCCCTTATCCACTTCAGGCACTCCGCCAACGTCTCACTCCCTCTCGTCCCGTGGCTCGATATGATCTCGCGGTCACGCAGGACCAGTTCGGCTACGTCCTTGGGGGTGTAGTCGGCCAACCTGTACGGCGCTCTGGCAGCATGCAGCCGCCGCAACCGTTCGACCTCACGCGCCAGCACCTCAACGTCGCAGGGCCATGACGCACTGAGGCATGTCGTACAGCCCTGCCGGGGGACGAACGCCCCGCGATTGACGGAGTAC